CGAGGCCTTGAATGGCCGGTCGCCGATGACGTCGTCGTCGAGCAGCGGCATGCGCGTGCTGCGGCACTGCCAGTGCAGCGGCGGGATCGGGCCCTCGCCGACCCGGAACCGCTTGCCGTCGTTCGCCCGGCACTCCGGCGTGGTCCTCGAGTCGAGCGTCGCGAGGAAAACCTCGGCCTCGAGCAGGTCGGCGTTGCGCGCATAGAGCGCGCCTCGCGCCGCGCTGGCGATCGCCACCACTGCCGTGCGCACGACCGCGACGGCCTCGTTCCTGGCGATCGCCGTCGCGCCGCCGCGGCCGCCGGTCGAGACGGCACCGACGACTCGCCGCGCGATCTCTTGGCCTGACTCGCCCTGCACCAGGCCGACCTTGATGGCGCGCTCGACGCGCTCGAGGTCGTTGCGGCGCACGGTGCGCGCCCAGTCGCGCAGGATTCGACCCTCGAACGGCCTCGAGGTCACCAGGGCGCGCAGCGCCGGCGCCGGCGGGACCGACGTCCCGAGCTGCACGGGCGCGGCCGCGCGCAGGATCTCGTCGACCGTCGTGGCCTCGGTGACGGCCAGCCCGCGGCCTTCCTCGACCCACAAGTCCTCGACGCTCTTCCACGCCCGGCTGCGGATCCTTCGGACGTCGGCGAGCAGCGCCTCGAGCCTCGCCAAGTCGCTCGGCCGGTCGAGGCCCTTCGAGAGCCGCAGCCGTCGGCGGATCGCCCGGCGAAGGTCGACCTCGGTGGCGTCCAGCAGCTCGCGGGTCCGCCGGTCGAGGCTGCCGGCGTAGCGCAAGAGCCCGACCTGGTGCCGGATGATGGCGTCGGCCAGCAGCTCGTTCGCGGTCCGCGGCTGTGCTGGCAGGCCTGACCTCGGGCGCCGCGGCTTGGCAGCCACGCGCTACTCCTCGTCGCCTTCGGCGTCCTCGGCGTCGCCGCCTTCTTCCTCGTCTTCCTCGGGCCCGTCCTCGGCCGACGATTCCGGCGTGCCGAGCATCGCCACGGCCTCGGCCTCGCGCTCGATCTCGGCCAGCTCCTCCTCGTAGGTCAGCTCGGTCATGCCGCGCATGCGCATCTGCGCGTGCACGCTGCGCAGCGACAGCGGCGCGCCGATGCTCTTGGCCGTCATGACCTCTCCCAGCTCCTTGCCGGCCATCGGGTCGTCGACGAAGTCGAGGTGCGGCACGACCTCGACCTCGTCGGGGTTGGCGCCGACCCACTCGGCCGCGGCCTTGAGGACCTGCTCGAGCGCGAACGCGCCAGCCTTCGCGACCGTGACCAGCGTCGTCGTGCGCGCCGCGACGCGAACGCGCAGCGCCTCGCCCGACTCCTTCTGGCGGCTCGTCGCGTCAACCAGCTCGCCGCCGCGTACCGACGCGTGCCGGTAGTCGTTCTCCAGCGCCTCGCGCTGCTCGCTGATACCGTCCGACGGTGCGACAATGAACTTCGCGTCGCCGCCTTGTGGCAGCGCCAGCTCGGCGCCGGCGCCGACGCGCGTCGTCGCCGATTCGAGCGACGCGCCGACCGTCACCAGCGTGGCCTGCCCCTGCATGAACAGCGATTGCCGGTAGTCGGCCTCGCCGCGGTAGATCGCCAGCACGAGGTCGGCAAGCCCGAGCAGTGGCGGCCGGTCCGGTGCCGCAGTGACGTCCTTCGGGTTGGCGATCGCGAACGGGATGCGCGACAGCGTGCGGCCCTTCAACGACGGCACCACGAGCTGGCCCGCGTCGAACGTCTCAGTCTCGCGGAACGTGCCGGCGCGATAGATCGCCGCGCCCTCGGGCTCGTTCGTCTCCGGGTCGCCGAGCACCAGGACGCGGTACTTGGTCACGGCTCGCCACGAGAAGTCGGCCTGCCTCTCCTGCTCGCTCTCGTCGAGCACCACGAGGTTCAGCGCCGCCGGCTCGAGGCTGCGCGAGCCCTCGTCCCAGTTGAGGATCCGCTCGGCGGTGTAGGTCACGAGGTAGACGCTGCCGGCCTGCGGGCCCTCGTCGACGACGTCGCCGAGGATGCCGATGCGGCCGACGATCAACTGCTCCTCGTTGACCTTGCGCAGCAGTAGCTCGAGCGATTCGCCGCGCAGCGTCGCGCGCTCGCGCAGCGGCTCGAGCGCGGCCGGCAGCGTGATGGACGCCGGCTTGCGGTGTAGCACGCCCATGAAAGCGTCGACGGCCTCGCGCACCGCGTCGGGTACGCGCGCGCGCTTGCGGTATGCGCTGTAGACGATCCATCCCTTCTGGTTCGTGGCGACGATGCCGTCCTCGACCTGGCCCGGCGTCGCCGGCAGGTAGGCGAACCCGGCCGCCTTCACGGCCGCCTCGCCGGCGTAGCAGTCGCGCATCTGCTGCCACGCCGCCAGGTGATCGGCGTAGAGCGGGTGCTTGTTGCTCAGTGCCATTCGCCCGGGTCAGCTCCTCGAGGCGGCCAGCTCATCGCCGGCTTCGTCCTCGTCGTCAGCCAGCTCGCGCGGCTCGTGCAGCGCCAGGTCGACCAGCTCGAGGACGGCGTCGGCAAGCGCCCGCGCCACATCGCCGGCGGGCAGCTTGCGGCGTAGCCGCGCGACTGCGGCACGCTGCGTGCGCAGCCGGTTCCGCGTCGTCAAGTCGAGCGTGCCACCCATCCCGGGCGGCAAGGCTACCACTCCGGGCTCGCCGGCGTTACTCGCCAGGCTCGATGCCGGGGCCGTTGACCGGGAAGTGCGCGCCCGGATCGCAGAGCGGCAGGTGCGCGCGCAGCCCGGCGCGCAGGAGGTAGCTGACCGCCTCGATGGCGCTGACCTTCTCGGCGTTGGTCAGCGCGCAGTAGGCGAGCCAAACCTTGGTCCGCCGCTCCGGGTAGCGGGCGGCCCAGTAGGCGCCGCGGAGCACTGCGCGCGCGGCATCGGTCGAGCAGAGCGAGAGGGCGCGGTTGAACGGGCTCATGTCCCACCTATCGGCTGCGAGCCGGCCGAGCTTGAGCGCCGCGCGGCTTCGAGGCCGAGCAGCCGCAGGAACTCGGCGTTGCCCTCGGCGCTGGCCCGGCGCAGCAGGTCGGGCAGCGCGGCCGCCGGAACCTCGACCAGGTCGTCGAGCCGTTCACCGTCGTGGCAAGCCGGGCAGAGCTTGCCCGGCATGATCTTGCCCGGCAGCAGCCGGCCGTCGCAGCCGAAGCAGCGCGCGTCGTCGTAGTAGCCGCTCACGCGCGCGCCGCCGCCGCCGCGCCCTGGCGCGCGAAGAACCGCTGCTCGGCCGTCGGCAGCGCCGCGATCTGCGCCGCGCTCATCGTCTGGCCCGCCACGAACCACCGCCTCTGCTGCTCTTGGTGTGACATGCTCATTGTCTCCGTTGCCCACTTATCGGCTCGCGGCCGGCTCGAACTTGAGGCCGACGAGCAGGATTCCGTCGCCCGTCGCGATGGTGACGTAGCGCGGGATGCCGCGGCGCGAGCAGCCCTCGTACATCCACAGTGCCCCGTCCTGCGTCAGCCGGAACGCCGCGTAGCCGCGCTCCTTGAGCAAGGCGACGAAGGCCGGCTCGAAGCGGGTGACGCGCAGGCAGGTGGAGACGTAGACCGTGGCGCCATCCGCCAGGTGCCTGAGGATTTCGGCGAGCAGGTCCGAGTTCTTCATGCCCCACCTATCGGCACGCGCGGCTCAGGAACTTGAGCCAGGCTCGATGCCGAGCCGCCGGCGAGCGGCCTCGAGCTGCGATAAGGCCGCTGCGCGAACGTCCGGCTCGACGTCTGCGTCCAAGGCCGCCTGGGCGCGCCGCAGCGCGTCGCGGTCTTCCTCGCGCTCTTCAACGAGCTGCCGCAGCAGCTCGACCAGGGACGGCGGAACATCGTCGGTAGCACATAGGAGGTTGATCAGGTCGTCGCGTTGCTGCGGTTGCATGGTGGTGCCCCCTTTCGGAAGTATCGCTCGCCAACTTGAGCCGTGCTGGCGCATCCCGAGCTTGAGCCGGCTTCTCTCTACCGCACAGCAGGCTCGCGCTCGCCGGCGCTGCCACCACATGCGCCGTCCGGCCTCGACTTCGCCTCCTCGCGGATCGGGTCGGCCAGCTTGAAGTAGGCCATGAGCAAGGCCAGCGCCGCCCGCCGCGTAGACGTCTCGTCGCCGGTCAGCTCGCGGCCCGGCATGCCGACGTCGTACGGGCACTCAACCATTCGCGTCCACTCGAGGAACTCGAGCGCGGCGCAGACGCTGGGCGGCACCAGGTTCGCGACGTCGGCCATGGCTCGACGAGCTTAGCCGGCAACCTCGACCTCGACGTGCGCGAACATCCCGAACGCGTCGCGCAGCCGCTTCGTGGCGAGCTTCACGTACTCGCCGCTCAGCTCGATGCCGACCGCGTCACGCCCGAGGCCGTTGGCGACCAGCGCCGTCGTCCCGCTCCCGAGGAACGGATCGAGAACCACGCAAGGCACCGGCGCGTACGGCCGCGCCTCGACCGCGTCGCCGAGCCCGCCCGCACCGCCGCCGCACTCGCACGAAGGTTGCCAGCCGGTCGTCGCGCGCGCGCGCGAATGGTTCGGCGTCCGGCCGTCGCTGCGCCCCTTCACGCGCTGGTCGTCGCTGCCCTTGGTCGGCCGGTAGGTCGCCTTGGTGCCATCGGCCGAAGCGAGCGCGCCGCGCTCGACCTGCCGCACCCACGGCACGCCACACTTCGGGCAGCAGCCCCGCTCGCTCGTGCCGGCCTTCACGCACGGCTCGACGAGCGCCGGCGGGAACGTCGCGAAGTGCGCGTCGGGGAACGGCCGCGTCGCGATCGCCCAGACGCTGCGCAGGTTGCGCGTGCCGTCGGCGACCGCGTACTCGGGCGGCCGCGCGTTGACGCCGCGCATGCCCCGACGATCGGCCGAGCCCTTCGCCGAGCGCGTGCCGGCTGCCAGGACGCCGACCTCGCGCACCGCCTCGCCGTCGTAGAAGTACCTCGCGGACTTCGTCAGCAGGAACAGGTACTCGTGCGACGTCGCCGGCCGGTCCTCGACGCTCTCCGGCATGATGCTGCCCGAGTAGGCGGCGCAGAACGAGACGCCCTTGGCCCAGATGATGTCTCTCCGCAACCACCAGCCGTCCGCCTGTAGCGCAAGCGCCAGCCGCCATGGGATGCCGACGAGGTCCTTCGGCTTGAGCGTGTCGCGGTAGGTTGCCCCGCTCGCACCGCGCAGCGTCGACGAGTCGCCGACGCCGTTCTGGTTGCCTGGCGGGGAACTCGCATAGCAGTCGCCCATGTTGAGCCACAGCGTGCCGTCGTCGCGCAGCACGCGCCGCACCTCGCGGAAGACCGCGACCATGCGCGCCACGTACTCCTCCGGCGTGGCCTCGAGGCCGAGCTGCGCGTCGACCAGCTCGGCGCCGCAGCTACAGCGCGTGCGGTTGCGGTAACGAGTTGGCCGCACGTCGTCGAGCCCCCAGTTCGTGCAGCCGGCCCCGTCACCCCTGCCGTTACGTCCGAGCCCCGGCTTCCAGCGTGTCTTCTTGTGCTCGCACGCCGGGTCGCCGCCGACCCAGCGGCCGGTGCCGTAGTCCCGCAGGCTCCAATACGGCGGCGACGTCACGACGCAATGGACCGAGCCGGCCGGCAGCTCGCGCAGACGCGCGAGCGCGTCGCCGCAGAGGATCTTGGTCTGCCCTAGAGGCCGCAAAGTCACTAGCTGCCCGATTCCTCCGCCTCAAGTGCCTTGCACCTGAGCAGCTCGGCCAGGTTTCGCGCCTGCGCCGGCGAGAAGACGATGGTGCCCGGTCAATGTCCCGTGGCAGGTTGATGACCACCTCGCCGGCGCCGTTGATGCCGACCATGAGGCTGCCGGGCCCGTTGCGCGGCGGCTGCGGCTCAAGCGCCTTCCTGGCCGCTTCGGCGTTCTGCTTCGACGGCGTCGAGGATCGCGCCGCGCACGTCCTTTGTGAGGAGTCCGGGCGGTACCGCTATGGTCTGCGTGGTAGTCGATTCCCCTACCACGTGCGCAAGCTCGAGGCCGCCTCGCGCAAAGCGCTGCCGAACGTGCGCCTCGACGGCGATGCGCGTCAGCGCAACCGCCCGATGCGGATGCAGCGCGTTGAAGAACGCGTGGACGGCGAGGACGTGTTCGCAAACGGCCGCGAGCTGCTTCGGCATCGCCGCCCGCGCCGCGTCGGCCATCGCCGGCTCAATCCTCGTGCCCATGCCCGCGACGCTACCCGACGCCGGCCAGCGCGGCAAGTTGGCTTTTTTGCGGCAGGCGCGGTAGCCTCTGGAAAGGCGGGCGCCGGCGACACGACTGGGAGTTCTCCTGTCCGAGACCTCTCCTGTCCGAGACCTCAACCCATCGCGGTGGTTTCACGCACCGGACGAGGGAAGAGGACGTTAGCGCCTGCCCTTCTCAGACCAGGCCGACAGTCCGCCGCAACACGACCTCGGCGCCGACGGCCAGCACGCGGTACCGCGCCGCGTCGCCGCAGTGGTCCTCGGCATCGGTGTCGACGTCGTCGAGGTCCTTCTCGTCGCGCGGCAGCGCGAGCACGGTGCGCAAGAACTGCGGGCCGCCGCGCTCGACGACGAAGAGCCCTGGCCGCTCGCGCGGCTGGCCCGGCGCGGTAGGCCGCGCGTGGCGGATCATGGCGCGCAGCTTCTCCCATCCCGACTTCCTCGAGCCTGGCCGCTTGTCGGCCCGCGTCCACGAGACGCCGAAGTGCACGTCGTTGCCGACTCGCACAGGCTGCTCCATGTCGCCGGCAATCGAGCGGCCGTTCTCGACGGTGTAGATCGACGAGTCGGCCGGGCCCGGCAGCACGCGCGGCCGCTGGCCGGCGACGCGCCAGCCCCAGGCCACCTCGCGCTCAACGACGCCGCGCGCGACGTCTACCGCCAGCAAGCGCGCGCCGTCGTTCGGCCGGCCGGTCCAGCCGTACCACTCACGCACCAGGAACAAGT